CGCCGGGACGCAAGTATGTTGTAGATATATCTTGTTTATTGTAGATAAGATCTAAACTTCCTTCCCAACTCTTCAGAGTAGCAACATGCGTTCTGCTTGACGTTGTGCCTGTTCCAAAGCTGGTTGTTTCTGCTGTTTCAGCCGTCTCAGTTAAAGAATAAGATGTGATTTGAGCCACATCCGCTGCTTCAAGACTTAGGACACCTGATTTACCTTTTATCGCCATTATATTTCTCCTAAATAATGATTATTAAATAGTATATACATATGATACTGTAAACACTACTCTGCTTGAGCTATACGGACTCATGTCACCTGCTTCAAGCTGTTCTATTCTCGTAAGAGAACAATCTTTTGCCTTACCACCTAATGTTCTATCTACATTAACAGTGTCTTCCATAGCCTTGATAGCAACATTAAGTTGGGTATTTCGTTTCTTGCCTGATATTACTACCACACAATCAACTTCCATAACTCCCTCTCTGATGTGTTCTACACCAAATGCTAAATCTTCTCTATCTTCATCACTTGCTTCTATATAGACAGCCGGAAAAGCAGTGCGTGGTAGTTCCTCAGGAATGATTGGATCCCTGACTACTCTACCAAACTTTACTGTGCGTTGCTTCTTAAATAAATCAACAAGCTCTACACATATGCTTTCTCTATCGCTTACCGTAGCCATTATCTGTATAACCTAGTTTGAGCGTATTTGTATGTTTCAGCGTCAGTAACACTTCCGTCACCATCGTCGTCATACTTTATACCCAATGCGAATTGCATATCTAATTCATCCTTCAAACGGTCCTGATAGAACTTAATTTGTTCAATGAATGTATCTTCAACTCTAAAGGTAGACATTTTTGGAAGCACATAAGCAACCAATGTCTGATATACAGTAGCCTTAGTCCACTGTGCGCCAGTTAATTTAGATGCATCAAAGTCTTTGTTACCCTTTACTTGATCATACCACTTAACTTCAATCTTGTTTTTGATATCAGTTTCAGCTAATGCAAGTTCTGAATCCCAATCCTCTGTGTCACCTTCATATACTTCTGGTGCATAAAAGTTTAAGTTTTCTGCTGTTGCGTAAGACAATTTATTTCTCCTATTAAAATAACTAGGGGATTAGCTCCCCTAGTTTTAGTGTTTACTTCTTATGCTGCTGTAATTACAACACCACGCTTTTCGTCTATGACTGCTGCGCCCTGGTAAAGTGAACCTACGATGTCTACACCTAATTTAGTTGGTGCTTCAGTAACCGTAATCTTCATTGGAGAGAACTGTGCTTGTCTGGCACAATCTGCACCAAATACAACACCGTTTGTTGCTGCATGTGAGCTTTGGAATAATTGAATTCCTGCTGCTGAACCTACAAAACCGTTTCTTAAAGCTTCACCCTGGTAGTCACCACCGGCAAAGTTTGCACCTGCAACTGTTGTCATCAACTGATGCGCCATTGCTGGTGTAACGATACCATATAGTTGGCCTGTTTCGCCTCTATCTCTGATTGCCTCAACTGCTTCAAACAATTTGTCCATTGTTAAAGCGCCGCCTGTTGCAATTGCAGTGTTGTCGTCCATTGCCAATAGTGCTGTCATAACGTCAGCATCATATGCCGCCGAAATAGCTTGACCAATGTGCGTTCCTAGATTGTTTGCGTCTGGTGAACCAATGTCTCTCATAACCGCTCTTGCGCCATATGTTGATGCAACAATGTTTGTTCCTGCTGCAGTGATTGTAGATAATGATAGTTCTTCATTAGCCAAATCTGCACCTGCTGCCGGATTATCAACAGTAACAGTGCCACTCATTAGTGGAACTTGTGCTGAAGTTGATCCTGCTGGAACTGAAATTGTTGGAATTAATTGTCCTGATAAGAACAATGATTTTTCAAATGCCGCATAAATTGCCGCGGCCTGCGTTGGGACTACTAGTCCCGATAGCGTTGAATACGCTGATGATGTGTTAGCCATTTTAATTTCTCCTAATAATGGTTATTAATTAAACCTTGCCCGCCAGCTTCATCTTTTTATAGATTTCTCTGTGCTCAGCTCGGCTTAAGTCAAGTTGTGCAATATCCAAACTCTGTGGATCTGCGTTATTTGTATTACCCGTAGAGCCTGCACCACTAGGTCCGGCACTTTTGAAATACGTGTTACCTGATAGGAACTCCTCAACTAGATTAGCTACTGACATTGGATCAGCTGAATCCGTATATCTTTGTTTACCTTCAGCATCAGTAACTATTACATTACCGTCTGAGTCTAGTGTAATGTTCTTTCTCAGTAATTGAGCTACATGATCAGGTGCAACACTTTTAGCTTTAGATGCCGCATCAATTAATGCTCCATCAATTTTGATACTCTCAAGTTCAGTTCTAAGTCTAGTGATTTCACTATCTGACTTTTCTTTCTGCTTCTTAAGAACACCCTGAAAGTCTTCCTTCTTGATCAGTGTCTCTTCCTCAACTTGCTCTTTCAAGCTCTTGAGTGCGTTGTATTCATTCAAATCAACATTTTCAAACTTCTTGTTAACTTGGGCAATACGCTTGCCAATAAGATCATTTACTTCTTCTTGTGTAAAAGTCTTAGCGGCTTCAACCTGGGAGTCTGTATTTTGGCCTGTTGCTGTATCCCCAGTGTCTACAGTTTCAGTTTGTGTTTCCACACCATGATTATCAATTGTCATGTCAATATTCCTTTATTAAGTTTAGGGTTGGATACTAAAGTATCAAACTTGTTTATAGCTTTATTTATCCTTTTATTATTCCTCTACGGGCACCCAATAGTGTCTGCAATTGTATCCGCCTCTTACAACAAACGGATCGCCTGGTTCTTTACCAGCCCAGCCACTACCATCCCATAGATTTTGTATATCTTCGGCATTCATAATACTGCCTACCATTGATACACAAAAGGGTCTACTTGTTGCCATAACGCCACCTACATATTCAAAGTTCTCAACACCATTTCGTGTTGCTTGAGCTTTTGCATAAGTGCCATTAAAGCTACCTACAACGTTATCTACACCAGTGCTTAACTTGACAGCAATTGAACCTGCTGTGTTAACACTTCCTGGTAGCTTACGCTTTAGTTTGTTTGTTGCTTGTGTGACAACTGCCGCACTTGCACCATCCTTTACTAGTTTGCGTAAATTACGTTGATCGCGTCTTACATCTGGATCTGTTGAATCCATATGCACTCCGCTAATTCTTCCTCTTGCTTGATTTATTAATGCTGCACTTGATAATCCTGCAACACTTCCAAGCACTACTGTTTTTACAATATCTTCACCTGAACCTGACATTGCATTACTAAGTTCTTCACTACTTAAATCTAATAACTGGCTTTGTGATACAAAGTCTTCAGGACTAGTTGGCGCTTTAGTTTGAGCCATAAAGTCTTCGCTAATAGATGTTAATGTTTGTGCCGCACTCTTAACAGTCTGACTGTGTTTTTCAACTGCTGCAAGTATTTGCGGTCTTACCAACTCAGGACTTTGGTTTAGAGCAATTATATCAGCTACTTCATTTTCCAATGCTTTGACAATATCAAACACATCAGCCTTCATATTAACCAAGGCTTTGTCTACAATCTTATCGTGCTTCTTTACATTGAAAGCCAATTTTACTCACCCTCGTGTTTGTAACCCAATGCACTTAGTTGTAAATGTTGTTCTTCAGTTGTTACAACTGTGACTGCTCCAGTTTCTGGGTTAGTCATTTCGTGCGGTTCAAACTCTACTTTGTCCATGTCTGCTAAGATTTTACTTTGTAGTTCATCATCATCTACAGTTAATGCAACTACTTGTTTGCTTATTTCAGTTTGGAACATTTCATTACTAACACCAGCACTGCGTGCCTTCATTAGGAACTCTAGTTCTAACATCTCATCTCTCATATCAAATGTTTCTGGATATTCTAACTGGAAGTCTTCTGGCATACCTAATGCTTGCCAATCTAACCAAGTAATCCACATTTGATATTCTGTTTCTTTAAGTGTGTCAGCCATGTCCGATAGCTTTGCATTTAATAACTGTCTTTCCGTTTGTAATGCAACACCACTCATTGGTGATCCGTTTGTTGCCTGTATTGCACTTGTATGTGTCATACGCTTAATACTTGCAACACTGTTTTCAATTGTTTTAAGTATACTGTCTGTTGTGCTTAGTGTTGGTTGTAACAAATATGGTTTCAATGCACCATCTGTTGACTCGTCAAGATTAAGTATACTACCAGCACCTGCAACTGCGTCTGTGCTTGTTGGCTTAACTAATGTTGGGTGCGAACTAATTCTTAAATGTTGTTCTACTTCACTTAAACAGTTGTAAATAAACTTCTGTTGATTAGCTACATCTGCCACCATACTAAAGCCTATACCTTTCATTGGTGACTTTAATGGTGCGTGAAATATAAATGGAATGTAACCCAAAGGATTATCGTGTTGTGTATGTTCAACTATCTTCTCATAATCACCTTGATCATCTTTGCTTACTTTGTATTTTTCTACTGAGTCTTTGTGCCAACAAGTAAATGTAACATACTGATCATTCTCAGATTCTCTTACTTTGATGTATTCAAGTTCCATCTTGCCCGCAATGTTGCGTTCATAATACCAATCTAAAACATTTTGTGGAGTGTAAGCAGCCGCATAAGCACGAATGCCTAATTCAACTGCTTCAGCTTCTGTTTCTACTTTGTATGCTGGTTTGTCAATTAAGATCCAAGTTGATCCATGCACCATAGCCAAGTCATTAGCAGTTTTTAAGAAACTGTCTATGCTTTGTCCTTCTTGGTCAGTGTCATACAACCACGCATTAACTAATGGGTTGTTGATTAACAGTCCTAATTCACGTTTGGGAAGTGTTCTAAACAAGAAACTTCTGTATATATCTACGGTTGTTTGCACATGGTTATCTAATGGAGTTGAGCTTAATCTCTTTCCATATTGGTCTCCTGGACCAGTATTCTCTCCAATGTATTGTGTTAAGTAACTACCACTTTTATACAATTCACCACCTACATATGATTTGTAATGATAGTTAGCCTGTTTGGCTACTTCAGGGTAGCTAGGGTGTGTTTGTTCTATTTGTTCTAATGTTAACATAATTATATTTCCTTTTTAAGGGTAGCACTTTCAACAGTGATCAATTGTTGATACTATACTGCTTATTTATCCTTTTTTAATAATGGCCAAACAGCTGCGGACTAGTGTCTGCATGTTTTGGTTTATCTATTCTTATCGGGTTAATCCAATGCACTAAGTATCCCAATGCATCGTTCATGTGATCTAAGTTACTGTTCTTATCTGGTATCCTAGTTCCTTCTTTGTAAGTCTGACCACTTATACACTTGATTAAATGTTTGCATTTTGGATCAACTGTAAGTTTTACACTTCCATCAACAGCTTTAAGACTTGTGTTCACTGCTGCAATTCTATCTTTTACCGGTGGGTTGATACTCTTTACTTTTAGTATAAATCCACTGTTTCTTAATATGTGATGATCACTTGTATTTGAACTGGTTTTGCGTGCCTGTCCTGACGCATCTGGATAAATCCACATCCTGTTGTTTGGATATCGGTTTAACAATTCCTCTGCCATTTCAAATGTATTTGATCCTTCCATAGTAATTTCATCTATAACGCTTATTTCATTTCCATTTACTCTGCATATCATTGCACAAATTGGCGTGACGTTAAAGTCAAGCCCAACATGTAGTATTTCATTCTTCTTAAATTCTACATCTTGTTTCTTAATATGAACACTGCTGTCCCAATTATAATAAATTGCACCAGCATAAGTTTCAAAACTTGCTTCATACTCTTGTCTAAATGATTTCTCATCTAATTCGTTTCGTGCTGCTTCAATCTCTTCTTCTGCAACATTACCACCTTGTATTGTTGTGTATTGAAACGCACTGTAATTCTCTTGACCATGTGCACCTTGCCATAAGTCATATATCCAACTACCTTTGCCCTGTGGAGTTGTAATAAACATAGCTCCGCCTTGCCTATCTGACAATGCTGGTCTACATACTTCTGTCCACATCTTCTGGTCTATCATAGCTGCTTCATCCATTACCAAGTAATCCATACTAACACCACGCAAGTTATCTGGGTTATCACCACTGCGTAAGTATATTCTACTATTGTTAACTAATGTAATTTCTAAATTACATTAGTTAACAATAGTAGAATATACTTAC